GTAATAAATATATAAAGGAACCAAAGAGTACCTCTAAAAAAAATAGAGGGAAATCCGATAAAACTAAAAAGAATCGTAAGGAAATAACTAGATATGATGAAATGAGTGAAACCGACCGATCAAGATTAGAAGAGTTAGCAGCAAAAGTAGCTGATATCGATCAGCCTTTACGTAAAAGAGCAACATATTTAGAGGCAGAAATTAAAAAAATAGAAGCCTTGTTAGAAGAACTTAATATTGAAATAATACAAAGTGGTGGTATAATACAAAGTGGTGGTATAGTAGATGGAACGCGTCCCAGAGACCAAACATATTTTTCATCACCTCGTATTGGGTACCAGCCATCCAATCCGTATTACCAGCCACCTAATCCATATTACCAACCTCCAAATCCATATTATCAACCACCTAATCCGTATTACCAGCCACCAAATCCGTATTACCAGCCAGCCAATCATTATTATCGACCGAATCCATATTATCAGCAAAATTTACAACAAATAAATAATGAATCGTCATCAAAATTGGCATTTTATGTGTCTATCGAATTAGAATTATTTCCCGGTAAGTCAGCAAATATTTTACAAAGGTCAGTCGTAAGATGTCAAAGTACATTTGAAAGAATTAGAGAAGCTTATGCGGAAATATTTGGATATGAATACAGACCCGGGGTTATAAAGGAAGCATATTTATACAATTCACAATTAGACGAAAATATACAAAAACAGTTACAAACTCGTAAACAGCGTTCTCGTAAAAGTAGAACGTATAAAAATAGATAATAAACTATAATAAACTATAAGTAATAAATACTTAAATAATTAAGTATTTATACAACATGGATAAAGAGACGCAAACAATGATACATATTACTACCACAGATTTCGACAAATTGGTAAACAAAATAGGCGAACTAAATGCGCAAATACACTTTTTACGAAATGAAATAATTGGGTTAAAAGAGGAACAAACAAAGACTACTAAGATAATGTGGTCGCAAAATATAAAATCAAACGATAACTCTATATATAATAATCGATTTGGACGATAAATCTACATAATTTCTCGTACCGTTTTATCAATCCCATCCATAATCGTTTCCAACGATTTGACATCCGTTTCCGCATTCTGGTTACAAGACAAATAACTAGTCAAATTCAATACAATTGTTATTTTATCTTGCGTCCACATTTTGTTCATTTTTTCGATTAAATCCGCAGAGTAAATCGACGATAAATGGTCCTTTCTAAACAATGTCTTATCATGTTTTTCATCTAAATGATTGGATATTAAACTGTAATAATAATTCAAACAAATACGCATTACAGAGCAGTTCTTATAGGTTTCCATCAGTTTTACTAGTCCATTTTGAGCGCATTTGAATAGTTCCTTTATTTTGGGATTTTGTTGAATGGTTTTTACCGTTAAATATGTTTGACATGCGATTTCGATTGGATTATAAATATACTGGATATCTGTTTTATTGTTATTAAACATATATCTACAAAATGCTTGAAATGGTCCCGGTTCTTGTATAAATACTACGTTTTTGTCAATACATATTTTTGTATTGATTGGTTTGTTGCTTAAAATGGCCAATTTAATAATCGTAGACAATGGGTCCAAAATATACAATTGTAAGTCGACAGTTTTGTTATCGGGTAATGAATTTGAAAACCAATCCATTTATTTTTTATTATATGAAAATATATTTCTATATTTTTATATTTGTTTGTTTTTTGTTTATATTTGTTAGTTTTTTGTTTATATTTGTTAGTAAAATAGTGAAATAGCGGTCTCAATAATGAGTCGGTCTTCTTCGGATAGAGAATAATACTTTGAATTAAAGTCAATCATCTGTATATTTACAGTTGAGGAAGTTCTATTTATTAAATCCACTAAATTTTTTAGAGCCCCTTTTCTTATATGCCTAGGAGACGCAAATACATAAACGCGCAACAGATTGTTCTTCATCTTTGGAAAAAGATACGGAAAAGAATTGAGCTCGGCGTGTGAAAACAATGAAAAAATGGATAACAATAATAATGAAAATAGGGAAAAAATAATTGGATTATACATTGATATTGGAGTTTAAATTAAATAGTGTCTTGTTTTTAAATTATTTTAATTTATTTTCAAAGTATCTAGAAACGCACTGGATAGTTCCTCTGGTATATAGTTGAAGTCGATAATGGTTCGGTTGAGTTCGTATTGTTTTCGATATTTCTCGTCTTCAGCCAGTTTCTTCTCGAGTAGCTCCTCATTTTCAAAATATTTCATAGCTGTTTTGGGGCCACATTTTGGAAAGACCGAGGGAATGTTGTCGCTTGGGTCGCCGGTTAAAATCTTACAAAAGAGGTCGCATTTCGCATTGTTTGTACTGCTCTTTTGCTCAGCCAAGTTTTTAAAGGCCAAATTATACAAATGAACATTCGCGGTCGCCAATTGTAAATAATCCTTGTCAGATGTAACAATGTAGATTTCACAATTGGGCTGAGTCGATAACAAATGTTTTACTGCGAGCGCAATACAATCATCTGCTTCCAAACGGTCGTGTTTCAGAATTGTGGAAGCGCCTCCTTTTACGAATAGTTGTTCTTCGTAAACCATCTTGAAGAAGGGACCACCCATGAAGCCATTTTCGGGACTATTATCGCGCGTCCCTTTGTACGAAGGGAACAATTCATTCCGCCAAATTTCACTGCGCTTACAATCCTTGCCGACGATAATGGTCGGCTTCACGGTCTTACCAATATTCAAATTTTTCGGCAGCTTTTCCATGGTTTCTATAAAGAGTTTCTTGAATTTTTCTACGAATACAACATTTTCATAAGGATTTAATAAAACCTCTGGATTTTCGGGTTTAGCATTACGCCACCAATTTAATAAGGAATGATAACGATAAAAGCAGAAATAACTGCCATCGACAAAGATATAAGTATTTGAATTCATAGTTTGGGTAATATATAGTACAAACTAGTTGTGTTTAATTACTTTCAATTTTTTATTATGTAAAAACTAATAAAAAATATACAAAAATAAAAAATATAAAAATGGTTCAATCATAATTATAATTACATAACATTATATTACGCATCAAAATTTAAAGAAGTAGTTTATTTATACAATTTTTTAAATTCGTCTTCGCCGTGTATTGCTAAAGTCTGTATGTTCCGAAGTGTTAATGTAAAAGAGCTTCCGGAGTGGCCCGTGTAACCTAGTTCCTCAATTTTGTTGTATATTTTACAAATCAAGGGTTGACTTGAAAACATAAAACTGTCAGTTTTTTGAAAATCACGTAGAAATTTCCAAGCCTCAAGCATATTGACTGCGCTCCAACAAGTAGAAAGCATCCGTCTTTCATGGATGTTGTTAACATAAGAGAATTGTCCATCGCCTAAATTAATACTTTTGGGTTTAACAACGATTGCTTCTTCTGCCGCAGTTGGCGGTGCTGGGGGCATTACGGTTGCCATTTCAGTTTGGTTGTTAAAAGTTGTAACTGTATTAGTGTCAATAGAAGCACTATCCATAATGGTATTGTATATATAATTTTCAAGTAAGTAATTGTTAATTCAATTTTTTTTGTAAAAAAATTGATTCGTCTTTTACAAATTAAACCAATGTATATTAGAATGTCGACAAACGTAAATTCCACGGAGAATTTTATGATTGGCTTTACGCGTAAAAGCAAAGCAACTGAATTATTGGATAATGGGTTTCATAAGTCAATTTTTCGACCAATGCCATTTCGTCCAAGGAGTCGATTTACAATCCATAACGCAAACAATTTTAAACACAATTTAATGAATGCTATGAAAGATATTGAATTACGGTTTGAATATATAGATAAGGATATTTGGTTAATAAATTATGGCACAAAGCCGATTACAAAACTGGTAGATCCATCCGACAAGAAACTGCTAGATATAATAGAAAGAAAGCAGTTTGCGGCATGGGAAGTGGTTGCGCAAGTATTAGAGAAGCGTAAAGATTTATGGGATACTGATTTTGTTATGCCATTTACGAAATGGTTCTCCGCAATTATTAATCTTAGTTATGACACAGACAACAACAACGTTGTTATTGATTATATTGAAATAGATGGTGATAATAGTGGTCTCTCTTTTCTAAAAGGAGAGATTGAAACGCGTATGGAAACAAGAGGGCATATCGTTGTTACCGATGATTGGTTTACCAAAGGTCATTTTTAAAAAGCACTCTTATACATTTGTAAAGCTTTTTCTTTTTGCTCTTCGTAAACACAAATGGGTCTCCAGTATTTAATATGTTTGTATTTTCTCCATTCGGTATTCCAATTAAAAATATCCTTATTTGGAACATCTTTGAGTTCTGGTATCCAGTACTTAATATATTCGCAATTGGGGTCATACTCCTCTGCTTGTCTCCACGGGTTAAATATGCGAAAATAGGGCTGTGAATCCGCACCCGAACCAGCGGTCCACTGCCAATTGCCATTATTGGATGCCGGATCATAATCCACCAAATGTCGCGCAAAATATTTCTCACCGTCTTCCCACGATAAAAGCAATGTTTTTACTAAAAACGACGATACAATGAGGCGCGCGCGGTTGTGCATATATCCCGTTTCATTGAGTTGTCGCATCGCCGCGTCGACAACCGGAAACCCCGTACACCCTTTTGTCCATTGCCAGAACCAACTCGCATTATGGTGCCATCGTATTTTATTGTAATTCGGTTTTAAAGCATGACCCAGCACTTGAGGAAATGCGAACAAAATATTAGCATAAAAATCACGCCAAAATAGTTGGCGAATAAAGTCATGTTTCGTCCTAAATGTGTGATATACTTCTCGAATACTAACACAACCAAACTTGATGAATGCGCTGAGTTCGCTAGTAGGGTGTGTAAGCTCATTATGTGTTTTTTCATAATGTTTGATATTTTTCGCAGCAATACGCAGCTGTTTTATCCCGTTTTCACGACCGCCTTTAACCAATATGCTGGGATTGTCGACCGTAAATCGCTTAAACGCGGCGTCCAATGTTATCATTGATGATAATGATTTACCGGAGGTTGTAAAGTGGATTTTTCTAGCATGTGCGGGGGATTCGACCTTTTTCTTAAGACTCGCTTCATAAAAGGGTGTGAATTTTTGATAGGTATTTTTGGAACCGTTTAAAATGGTTCCGGGCGGATGTAAATAATAATCGTGACCGATTTCAATGTGGACGCCCATTTTACTACACATTTGGACGATGCTTGTGTCTCGGTCTATAGCATAGGGGCTGTAATCCGCATTAAAACAGACGCAATCAATGTCTAAAGACATGAGTAAATGGTGAATCACATTATTATTTTTACCGTAAAAGGTGTAAAGTTCGCCACCCATTTTTTTGATTTGGCTGCGTAAATCGCGGAGAGATTCAATCATAAACTGGACAGCATTATCGGATTTGAATTTGTTAGCTCCGGTTACTTGTTCGGGTGTAAAAATAAAAACGGCATAAACGCGTTTACATACACTGTTTGCTAAATTTAGCCCAATGTTGTCGACAACGCGCAAGTCTCTTCTAAAAATAAATAATCCATTTTCGTATGACGACATTATAGTATAATGTTATTATATTTTTAGTATTTATATCATTACTACTTTAACTTTAACTTTTACTTTTACTTTAATGTTTAATTTTTAGTATCGATATTTTCTCGTTTTTACACGATTTTTCACATTCTTTTTCATATGTTTAACTGTATGATTCCTCTTCACTCTTCTTCCCGTATCAATTAAAGATTGGTTAAAATTCTGTAGTATTGCGTCATATTCATCAATTAACGCGTCAATGTCAACTACTCGGTGTAAAGGGTTAAAACTATACATTTTATTAAAAAACGCGGATAACATCGTAAACTCTCTATTTGTTAGTGCGTTGTGCCGTTTGAAACAATTTGCTATAAATTGTAAAGTGATGCCTAGCCCATATACATCAATGGAGTCTACAGTAAAATCCAATATTTGGTCATAGGATTTCATGTGAATGAGCGAATTATAACCTTGAAAGAAGGAGTGGATGTATTGTTTCTGAATATCGGCGCTTAGAACCGAATTCTTCGGATTCAAATAAGTAAATAAAACGCGAAATGATTCGGGTTTTAAAATAGGCAATTCAATCGTATTTTTATCAGATTGATCAACGATTATTTCACTCAACTCTTTTTCCCATAACTTTGCTCGACTTTTGTAATGTTGGAACGCATTTTTGTTCATTGTTCCGCAATCAAGAGGATATGACCAATGGTATATGGATAAACCATTCGTGCTTTTTTTAGATGTTTTTACGATAGTAGATTTTGGTCGCATAGTTCCAAAATCAATGTATCGCATTTTCCCGTTGTTAGTATTGAATAGAATATTTTGTGGTTTGACATCATTGTGAACCAGACCATGTCTTCTGAAAAATTGTAGTCCTTTTAGCAAGTGTCTTACTTCTAACCAGAATTTCTTAGTTCTTTCTTGTTTATCCCTCTTCAAATAATTACTTATCGTTTTATAACAAAACATCTTTAAATCTGGTCCTCCATTCTGTAAAACTAACAAACTGTAATCTTTGGGTTCTCTCGTTACATTGTCGGCGTCTATACGCGTACATTTTTGAATATCTGAAACAACGTACGGTTCTTTTAAATTCGGCTTACACAAAGTAGGCGTCCCTAAATGGTAATCATTTGTTGGATCTATTTTGCTCATGAAAACGAATTCTCTTAGTTCTTGTTCGGCATTATTTGTTTTCATAATCTTAGATACTTTATTTGTATAATCCACTTTGGTATTGGAGCAATGTATGCTTGGACTTAAAACGCATCCGTATGCGCCCTCTCCAATTACTTCTCTTTTTATATTCATTTTTATATATATTAAATATTATAATCAAATATATATAATGTCACTATACCTTTGCGTAAAACTTATAACAGATCCTAACTATATCTGAATATACAATTATCTAAATATCTAAATATCTAAACTGACAGTGTTCTTATCAGACTTTGGCTTTCTACGACTGCGTTTTGGAACATTGCCTTCTTGAAGACTCTTTAAATCCTCAATACTAATGGTGCTATTGTTATTGATATCTTCTACGGTTACTTCACGAATAGGGTTTTGGGTCATCTGAGGAATTTGAGGGAATGTGGGTGCTATCGCAATATCAATGGTCTTTGTTTTAAGTCCAGACAAGATATCCGAGATATCACTGGGACCCTTCATGTCCGGACGTCTAACACTTTTTTGTGATGGCTGTGGTGGTTCAAATCCGGGAACGCCCACATTGGCCTCTCTAATACTAATACCATCATTCATTTGCGCGAATGCTCCACGACCCATGGATAAATCGGGACGACTTACATTATTTCCGGCTCTATGTGGGGGTGGTTGAAGACCCGTAGGACCTTGGGTAGCCATGGGTGGCGGAGGACCGCCGCGCTGACTTTGCTCTGGATTCATTAATCCACCCATGAAACCCGAAAATCCGGGATTTGAACCGGCCATCGAATTAACCGCTGCGGTTTGGAATTGACGCATTAGGTCGGGATTCTGTCTCAGAATATCATCCATTCCGGGCATCGCACTCTTAAACATAGTATTCGTCATATGAACCATCATTGCGCTTCCACCAAGTTGAAACAACAGCTTCAGCTCCGGTGCCATGGATGCTTTTGTCTTATATTTGTCATAAAGCTCAGAAAATATTTCATCATAATCGGTAATGTTTTCATTGATTTGCTCACCCCAACCATCGAGCTTGACATCAAAAGGATCAAATCGGTTATTCAAAAATTCAATACCATTGATAATGGCCATCATCATATTGCCTTGAAACTTTACGGAATTTTGCTTTGCTTTTTCCTCCATAATCATTTCATACTCACCTTGCATTTCCAATAAACTAGAATCCATATTATACTTTTTTGTTAGTTCTACACCCTTCTTTTCAAGTGCCTCCAACTTTCTTAAATACTTGAATTTCTCTCGTAGCATTTCTTCTTTTGTCAACCTAGGCTCAGACGACATTCTCTGGTCGGGATTAACGGGAACATTATTGAATTTTCCATAGCCATCCCATGTCTTCGCATCTGTCGCGGTATTCGCAGTTGACTCGCCTAAATTTGAACTTTCTTGAGGAGTCTCGTCAAATCTAACCGACGGTCTGTCATCGAAACCGGTCTTTACACCAAAAAGATTGGATTCAAATGAATTGGACATAGGCACACTAGTATCTTTCGCTAAATCATTCAATTCACTTTCAAGATTATTCAAATCATCGATATCTATATCGCTTGATTGCCCGGATCCAGACGAACCAATTTTTTTCTCATTCATTAATAATTCAATTCCGCCACCAAAATTAGCCATTGATTTTGATTTTGATGAACCCCAGTTGTTATCTTGTAAATTATCAAAATCCATAGAAATATCAATAATTTCGTTATCCATTATGAATTAATAAGAACATTTAATTCTAAGTCTTACGAATTACAAAATATATATTTTATAAATTACGTTCTATATTTAATGAACCACATTCCTTGTAAAAAAGCATCAGATAAATCATCTTTTTTTGTGTGTTTACTTAAAAAATTAGACCATTCTTCGAAATTTTTGTTAGTATTTACCATGTGTAAACATGTTTCTATACCCAATTTCTTTCGGTCCTTATAATCCATCTTCTTCTTTTTATCTTGTTCTTTATCATTAGCTTCGTTTGGAATAAAATCCTTCAATTTATTGGAAGCACTAATAAATTCGATTCGAATATCGTTATTTTTCATAATAAAGTATTGTGAAATCATACCTTGAATCGTCTTCATTTTATTCGCAATAGGACCAATTTGGTTTTCGATAATAATCGTGTCCAACGTCGGAAAATGTTCGCAAAATATGATATCTAGTTTATGCTGAATATTTTTGCCAATCGTCACTAAATCAACCTTGGTAGCATTTGTTTTTTCAATGACGTCGTAACAATGTGTTTCTCTAAATTGGGTAAGTAATTGTACTAAATTTGCTTTCTTTGAAAAAGGTTCATAATTAATTTTATATTTATTCGCTAGCATTTGTAGATCATGTATCTTCTGTTTATTGAGGCTTGAACTTTTTAATTCTGCTATAGGTTGTAAATACATTTGTTTTTTGGAGTGCTTTAAACAATAACAGTTGCCGTTTTTACAGAATTTAGCGAGCTTATTACACAAACCTTTAGCATCTGTTTCCATACACGTTAATTTCACTGATTCGCTTAAATCTATATTGTCCCATTTTAGTATTTTTAATTTGTTATCTTCTCCTTTGTCACTATTATTATTATTATTATTATTATTATTATTATTATTATTATTATTATTATTATTATTGTTATTATTATTATTATTATTAATAGTATTCACTAG